TGTTTATGTACCACCCTGTAAACTTGCCCTTAGGGGTCACCTTCATTCTACAGAAGTTTCAAAATCTCGACCTGTTTGGGTCTATCCTTTCGAAGTCTCTATTTTAGAGGCCCGATGGGGATTGCCCCTTTACGAACATCTTGAGAACTCTGTTCCCGCGGTGCACTTCGGAGAAGACTCCATGAAAAGGTTAGCCCACATAATGATGGCTGGACTTGGTACCCAAACCAATACAGCTGAGGTTACCCTTGATTGGTCTTCTTTTGATGCAACCGTCCCCAACTACCTTATCGACATAGCTTTCGATATCGTAGAGGAGATGTTTGATGACGAATACGCTTATCACAATGATGAGTTAGTTTTCGGAGGTCAAAAAATGGCTTACAAGAATGCAAAACTTTTTAAATGGTTGCGCGATTACTTTAAGTATACCAAGATCATGTTACCGAACGGTCAAATGTTCAGAAAACACCATGGAATACCAAGTGGTAGCTTTTTTACTCAAGCTATCGGTTCAATAGTGAACTATATACTTGTACGCTTTATCCAAAATCTTTACGGACTAAATGCATACCGCACTTTAGTACTTGGAGATGATTCATCTTTCTTAGTTCCAACTTGGACGGATAAAAATCTAGACTTCGGAAAAATTTCAGAAGTTGTCGGACGTTTGTTCCATATGATTCTTAATCCAAAGAAAGTGATCCTATCAACTAAACAAGAAGAACGGAAGTTCCTCGGTTATCAAGTTGAAGGCTACAAGTTTGTTCGGCCAGAAGAAGACTGGTTGAAGTTAGTATTATATCCAGAAAGGGATGTTGAATTCTTAGAAAGATCAGCAGCTCGGGTATTTGCTTACTACTTATTAGGAGGCCACTCTAGTGAGAGCTACTCTAAATTCTTCCGTTGTTACTTCAGGTACTATCCTGGTTTAACCAACGTTGAACTGCCACTATCCAAAGGTCTGATAAGATTGTTTAAATTCGTAATGCGAATAGATATTCAATCGTTTTCGGTACCATCACTTCGCGACATTGATATTACATCTGTCCCGTATGTTCTGAGTCTTGGTGACTCACTATACGTGCACTGAGATCACGGAAAACTCAGTTGCTTACCATTATAGTTTTAAAAAAATATAAAACCCCCAAATAGAAAATATTTAAATAAAAAAAAAAAAAAAAAAAACCACGCGTC